TAATTACTACCATCATCTGAATCTTCATATAATCTAACTTCTCCAGCTTGTGTTGCTCCACCATCTACTCTTACATAAGTTGATGGACTTAAAGTAACTGTTGCATCAGCTAAAGTTAAAACTGTTCCTGTTGCAGAAGTTGAAAGTCCTGTAATTGAAACTGTTGAATCTAACCAATTAACAGTATTTGCTGAATGGTTAAGAGTACAAAGTGAAATCCAATCTGAACCATCATAATATTTTAATGTTGGTGAAGCCGCAGAAGTTGTGTCCAGCCATAAACTTCCAGCTACTTTTGAATCTGGTGCAGAAGAAGCAGAATTTAATGTATTAACTGCCGCTAAAATATTATTAAGTTCAGTACGAAACGCACTGAAACCCTGATTGTCTAATGTATAATCTGAAACTGAACTCATATTTTCTTTTTACCTCTTTAACTAGAAGATTTCAAGCCATATCCTACGGCTTGCCAATCAAATGTTTTACTTATACCTGACCCACTACTATTAAAAAATTGTATTGTAAATCCTGTTTTACTTTTTGATGTTATAGCATAATAGTCACCAGTTGCAAGACCTTGAGCACTGATTCCAATACTAGGTATTGCATAAAAGGAATTGGCAAAAGTAATCGCTTTTGTGCCTGTTCCTGAAGAAATATTTTGATCGGATAATGTTCTTTTTTCTAAAGCTAGTGTAAAACTTAAAGAATGAACCTTTGGTTTTGTTTTATTATCGTCATTAGTTAATTTACATCTAAATTTAAAATATCTACCTTTGATTGTACCTTGCTGTGCGATTTTTTGATAGGTAGATATATCATTTAAACTGCTATTTGAAGAACCTATTTGAATTTCTGATCCACAATGTACTTCTGCACTTCCATCAAATGGCGATTTTGCGTCCTCAAAAAATGATGCACCACGTCCAGAATCAAAGAGATCATATTCATCTTCTGTACTCATTCCAGCATCTATAACAAAAGTCGCATCATAAATAGCATCAAGAGTTAAAGTATTTGCAAAAGTATAATAGCCTGATGAATTTATATTAGCAGTATAATAATTAGGATTAGAAGTAACATCAGTTCCACCTAAATCAAAATTTCCTGATGGAGAATCAAAGTTTCCAACAGTATCTTCAAAATCAGTAATCGTATCTAATATTAAAACTAAACGACTTTGGTTATCGTAATTATGAGAAATATTTGTATCTAATGTTCCTGAAAAAGTTGCCATATTTATTCACTATAAGTTGCCACAGTAGTATATGCCTGTAATCCTGAAATATTACTATATACAATAGATTCCGAAGCACTACTATTATTTAATTTATCTACTGCCTTGATAAGAAAGGCTCCTGTTTTTGCATTAACAGTTACACTATCAGATTTTCTTCTTGTAACTTTAGTCAAAGGTGTACTTTGATTCCAAGTCGCACCGCTTGTTACATTTTGATAACGAATTTCATACCAAGAAATATCTAAATCTGAAACAGGTGTCCAAGTTAATTCCATTTGATTTGAGCCAACCATACTAACTGATAGGTCTGTAACATCGTTGGGTGTTTCTGTCGCTCCTACTATTTTTCTACTTCCAGAAGTATAAGTAGAACTGACACCCAAAGCATTAATTGCTTTTACCCTTACGTCATAGGTTTTATCATCTATAACATTTAATTGATGATAATTTAATTGAGTTCCTTTTCCTATAATTTTATAATCTGATTCTGTGCTTAATTTAGTTTCCACTTGATAATACTGAACAAATAAATCTGTACTTGCTCCAACTAAAACATTTAAACGAGTAATAACCACTCCATCTGAATATTCTACCATTTCATCGGATAATGTAACTGAAGCTGGTGCAGATACAGAATAAGGATTAGGTAAATTTGTACTTGGTGTTGCTGTTACTTGTGTTTTTGTTGCCCAAGTGTAGTGAGCATCTTGATGAATAACTAAACTTAAATCCATAAGATAATCTTCTCTAAAAGTAATTCCTATAACTCTATGTGGTTTTGCAGAATATCCTAAAGAAGATAATGTTACATTAACTATGTCACCTATTGCTAAATCATAAGCATCAAATCCTACTGTTAATTGTAGTCCTTTTGAATCTCTTGATCTTCTACAAATTACTTCTGCTAACTCTAAAGCCTGATAGGGAGAAGTGATCGTTGTAAAGTCAAATCTTCCTTCAAGTAAAAATCCACCATCAGCAGTTTTCATTGTTGCGTGTTGGTCGGCTGAAGAATAACCACTATCATTTAGTTCTGGCCACTGCACCTCGTCCACTTGATAGTTACGTGCTGGGTTTATAAATGAAACTATAACTCTGTTAAATTTATTTGATTTACTTTCACTTGCTAAACTATACCCACCAACAATATCATCTTCGGTTAAAGTAATAGAAGCTGAACCAGTTGTTTCAACAATCATTTTATATTTACCACCTGTAAATGGTAAAAATGATCTTGCACCTTTTGCTAATTCTCTAACATTGTCTAAAACTTTTCTTGATGTATCTATAACTGCATTACAATCTAAAACATCTATTGTTGTTGAACCATAAGCAGTTACATCAGTATCACAAACTCCTGAAGCTGTATAAAAACTTGGTATATCAATATTGGCTATGGGTATTCCTTTTCCATATCTTTCATTTGTTAAATAATCTAATAAACACCAAGCTGGGTTATCTGAATGTGCGGCTGTTTGTGCAATAGAACTAGAATTATAAGCGACTACTTTTTTTCCTTTAATTAATGCGTGAATTGTTGGCAGTCCTGAAAAAGCATCTTGATTCCATTTTATTTTTAATGATATATATGCAAGTCCTCTTAATCGGTGGTTTGTTGTCCAATTAGTTAATGTTCCTAATAAATCGCATTGTGCTTGGCTATCAGTTCCATAATGACATTTTACACTAATTAAACTTGCACTATCTTTATAAAAATTTCCATCTCCAGAGCCTACTGTTCTTAAAGTATCATCTGCTAAAGTTCCAGACCAAGTAACTTCTTTATCATCAATATAAATTTTATCTACACTTTCTATTTCTCCCTCACATAAAACTAATGCTATGTATAAATAGGTGTTATCTGAGCCACTGGTTTCTACAAAGCACCTTGTACCACCAACTTTTCTAGTTCCATAAACAACAGGAATAGACATATCGTTAGATTGGTGATTAAGTAAAATACCTTTTTCAAAATTATTAAAATCACTATCTCCAAAGTCAGGACTTTCAGGTCGTCTTGATGAGAAGTATAACCAACCAACTGCAAAAACTCCTAGAGCAACCCAAGGATTCATATTTTTTAAAAAATTAAATACTCTAGTTGCTGTGATAACTTTTTTAGCACTTTCATAAGCACCTGTAACTGTTCCAACAACTGAACTTACTATACCACCCATAACCAACTCTCCTTTGATTGAACTTGGTGAATAGATTTAATTTTATTGTTTTCTATTTTTGCCCATTTAATTGTTTTGTTAATTCCATAATTACTAGCAAAATTATTTTTAGTCCAAGACATAATTTCTTTTAAATTCATTGTGCATACAGTTTCAATATGCCATATATTATCTCCGCTTTTCCAATCTGTTAATTGTAATGGTTGACCTTGAATAAATTTCTTTTCTACTTCATTTGAAATTAATGCCCAATTTGTAAATCCTATTAATTGATCTTTATGATAATGTTTTTTATATTGGTTATACCAAATGCTTGGAGCAATATAATGAGATAGTTCTTTGTCAGAAAACTTTGCATATTTATCAAAACTTTTAAAAAAATTAATTATATCGTGCATTATGATCTACCCCATTTAATATCTTTTACTGTTTCACTTGAAAAAGCCATACCTAAATCTCCACTAAAAAATCTTTGCTGTGATGTGCTATTTGTTTTTCTTCCTGATTTCTTCTCAAAATCTGCCCAATGAGAAACGACATTTAAACTTAATACTGAATCGGTTGCTGTTTCTTGAATAGCATAAGTTTCTATATTTCCTTTATATAATAAAAAAGGGTCTGCAATAATGGCATTATTAGAATCTAAAAATGCTCTATAAATTGTAACTGCATCATTCACTATATTTTCTGCTAAAGCTAATGAGATATAAGTTTGATCTGCTCCTGATAATGCAATAGTTAAACTAGATTTATTAATATCAGTTTCTTCTGCATAGCTTGGTATATTAACTAAAAAACTACTTGATGAATAAGTAACACTAGAGCCTGAAACACTTGAAGTTAAATCGTGAACACAATCAGTTATATTTTGTGGAGTACCAAATCCTATGGTAATCAAATGAACAGGTTTAATTTCATTTGTTGCTAGATGGGTCTTGACCCCTGATGTTAAGCTTCTCGTCATAAATCTCGTATGTTGTTCGTTTTATCTTTTCACTATCTTTTACCATAACAAAAGAAAAAGTGCTATCTGGAGTTTTATGCTTTTTTAAATCGTTTTTGATGCTATCTATTTCTGATTCATCAACAACTTTTTCAGCAATAACATCAACATTGAACCAATGTTTGATTAAGTATTTCATTATAAAGATTCTTCAACATCAAACTCAAATTTATATAAACTGTTTCCATCTTTATCTGTACCAATTACTCCAAATTCCTGAACATCATTTGTTAAATGAACTGTAAAAGCAACATCATCATAAGTCACTGCTGAATTATTTGTTATATCTGCGACTAAAGGTGGTTCAATCGTAACTGTTGCGGCATTACTTGAACTTGTTACATCAGTAACTACCATATACACTTTATCGTGTGACGCAAACTTAATGTAATCTCCCATTTTAAATCTTCCAGCACCATCTCCAGCAAATCCGTCCATAGCGATTGTATTATCTCCAGCGGATTGTGCGCCATTAACTAAAACACTTCCAGTTTCACTTCCTCTTGCATCTTCTATTTCTGGCGGAACAATAGTAAAATTTTCTTTTCCACTTCTTTGTTTAACGATAAAAGCCATTAATTCTCCATAAGCAGTTGCCCTAGTTGATGTAATAATAGAAATAGTAAATGCCCATCTTTGTGCATCAATTGTTCTTGATAATTTTTTTCCACTTATTGATTTAGAAATAAGAGTTGGTTGAATAGACTTAATGCCTAATGTTGAAAATTTAGAGGTTGATATTGGAAATGCTCCACTCATTATACGATACCTCTTGAACCTTTTTCATTCATAGCATTATTAATAATAGAAGTTATTGTTCCTCTGTTTGCGGCTAACATTTCAGAAAATCCAGTAGCATCTAAAGTTGTGATAGAAAAATTGACATTAACACTTCCACCACCAGCACCTCTAGCATTTTGAGTAATTTGTCCTGTTGAGTTAGGAACAAACATTTCGGCTCCTCGCTCACCAACTAGGATAGGTTTTCCTTTTGATACTGCTCCGCCTTGTGCAAAGCCTTTACTAAAGAAACTTCCAAAGCCTCTTAACATATTTTGTTTCATTATTTCTTTAGTTTGATCTTTTAGTTCTTTTGTTTTTTTCTTTTCTGCAATTAACCCTTTTTCAATTAAAAAGTTTTCTATGTGTCTTTGCAAGACTAATTGAATTGCAAATGCTAAAATATCAACTAATAATTTTTGTGCTAATTCTTTTAAACTTTGATTTAATTGTTTTCCTAATACTACTGCTTCTGCTAATGCTCTTGAAAAGTTTTTTACTCCACCTAATATCATTTTACCCACTGTATTATTAATAGACTCAAAATCTTTTTTAATTTGTTTTCCAACAACATCGGCAACTTTCTGCATACTCAATTTAATTTCTTCTGCTTCTTCTTTAGCAACATTCATAGCTTTTTCTAATTCTTTCATTTGTGCCGCAGATAGTTTCATATTTTCTTCTACCATTTTAATAAATTTAGCGACTCCCTCTGAATGTTTACCCCATGCTTCTGTATCTTTTTGTGCACCAAAAAGTTTTTCACTAATTTTTTCTAAATCAATACCTAATAATTTAACCAATCCACTAATTGCAACGACAAGCATTTTTCCTCTACGACCAAGCATTAAAAAACCAATAATACCTAATTCTCTAACTCCAGCTGGAAGTGCTTTAACTAAATCAATAGTTCCACCAATACCTAAAGCTACTGCTTTAAAGACTAATGAAAACATATCTAATAACCTTGCAACTCCCATCATAGCTTGTTTAACAACATTAACTAAAGTAGTTCCAACCATAGCCGCAAAGCCACTCATAGCTTTTGAGTTTTGTTCTATTAATTTATTAACAACTACTAATGCGTTTTTAACAAAATCAAAAAATCCAGCTTGGTTTGTTTCTAATTTAAACTTAAATAATTTGTCGCCTAACATTGACAAAGTACCAGTAAAAGTTGTTGCTAATACTTCTGTGGCTTTAGAAAATCTGCCATCTTCTCCAAATAATTCTTCAAATCTTTTTACTGTTTCTTCTATGGTTATTGTTGCTCCAGCTTTAAAACCTAATAAGGCTCTAACCCCTCTATCTCTAAATAAATCTGCCGCACCTATACCAGCACCAAACGACCTTTGTATTTGTTCAGCAGTAGTCCTAAAATCTAATCCTGTAACTGCCGCAACATTACCAGTAATTTTCATTATTTTTTGTAGATCATCTGCATCTTTAGAAACAACTGCAAGGTTTGCAGAACCTGCCGCTATTTCTTCTAGTGAAAAAGGAACTCTAGCCGCAAAATCAATTAAACCTTTAAATGCTTTTTTACCTTGTTCAACATTACCAAATAAGAAATTAAATCTTAATCCTAATTCTTCTACATCTCTACCAACTTTAATAATTGAACGAACAACAAGACCACCACCTATTCCTATAAGTGCTGATTGAACTGAAAATATTGATGCTCTTAAATTGGTAAGACCAGCTTTGATTCCTCTAAATGCCGCCCTTGTTTTATCTCTTGCTAATATGTTTAATACTAAATTTTGTGCCATTATCTATGCCTTGCTTTTATCATTTCTGCTTCTTGATCTTCTTGTTCATTCAATAAAAATCCTAACCAATGGTTATATTCCCACATTTCCATTTGTAAAACAGACTGTAAAGGTATTTTTAACCTATCAGCAACAATAAGTAAATTCTTTAATTCAGGGTTTATTCGGAGTTTTTTTTTACTTCGTCAGGAGTAATAACTTGAACCATAGCGGTTGCTATTCTGGAAAGTACATCAGAATCAGTTTTGTGCATTAATGCTAATTTATCTTCTAATGTAAATAATTTATTTCCATCTTTATCAATGGCTTTCATAACAATAATATCAGCAAGAATACCGACATCATTAAGATTATCAGATTTTTTAAATAATTTATTCTTTTCAGACAAGGTTATAGGATTCCAATAAATGACACTTGGATTACCAGCTTCATCTTTCCATTCTGCAATTTCTATAGATTGAATACCTAAAGACTCAAAATGAGATTTTGCTCTGTCAATCAATTTCATATAAAATGATTATTATTAGACAGTTCCTCTTGTTAATGTTCCTGTACCTTGAAAAGTAACACTTCTTGAAATGATTGCATCCATAGAGTTATTAACTGACATTCCAGTTATAATTCCTGTGCCTGTAAAACTTTCATCTCCTGAACTATTTCCCTCTGGTAATAAAATAAAAGAAATTGAAGAACCAGCAGTTAATGTTTGTTGCGGAGAATCAGTTTCATCATAATTCATTTCTAAAGTTCCTGAAAATGATGTTCTTCCAGCTACAAATGATTTAGTTGCATCTGTTAAAGCTGTATCTTCTACAACATCTGCAGTAGTTTCAAGTGTAAAACCTGTCAGTTCCCCAACACCAGTTCCACCAGCAGTTATGACTCCTTCTTTTCCGTGATGTGTTGCCATTTGTTATTTTCCTTTTTTATTTTTACTTGTTTGTCTTGTTCTTGCTTATAACCAAGTGCTATAAAATTTTCAAGTTGAGTTTCGTTAATTATAACTTCATTCCCATCTTTATATAATTTAATATCTTTAGCCATAATAAATCCTTTTAATCCTTTTCTGCTTCTTCGTCAAGTTCTTCTTCAAAAACTGGTATTCCATCATCAGTATCTTCCATATCGCAATATTCAGTATGGTTTCCAATGAGTTCTTTAATTTCTTGGACTATTGAGTCAATTTTGTCAAGTTTTAATTCTATATTTTTTAAATTTCTTTCTGCCATTTATAATCCTATGGAGTTGCACTTTCGTGTTCATAAATAACCCTTACAACCATACTGATAGCACCATACGGAAATAGAGTTCCAGCATCAGTTTCTAATGAAATAACTTCTGTATCTAATGCTTTATTATTCCGAGTTATATCAGATTCAAGTTGTGTTTCAATAGCACTTGCCAAATTATTTCTTGCAGTATCTATATTATCCTCGGTTCCCTTTGTATATCCTGTAATTAAAAATTCTAAATTACAAATTCTAGTTTTAGCACCACTTCCTACTTCTTGATCTTCTTTTGTTTCTTCTTGTGTTTGTACTAATACTGCTGGATATTGTGCTTGTGATAATTCTTCTAAATTAAAAGGCTGTCTAGTAACTTTTTTAATTGATGGACTTGATATTCCCTCAATAGTAGAAACTATATGACTTGCTATATCTTCTCTTTTGCTCATAGTTTTAAACCTTTAATTTGTCGTTTCATAAATCTCTCAAATTCTTTTCTTATAGCAACTTCTGTCTTTTTATTATAGCCAAAAAATGGTCTTTTAGGTAATTTGTCTGTGCCATAATGATGCCACTTTGCTTTGTCAGCTTCTTTTTTGTTTCTAAAAAATAATTGAACTTTATTTTTGTTTGCAACCTTTGAAGTAAAATTATTTAACATTGCTCCAGTATCATATAAATCAACAACAGTCTTGCCTTTAGCTTCACTATATCCTTTGCTATATGCTGGAAACCTACGATTATGAGTATCTTTTCCTTTAGAAGTTTTATCTAAAATAATTTCTCTTAATTGTAATCCAGCTAATTCTAATCCTATTTTTGTTATTCTAGGAAATTTCTTAAAAAATTTATTAAATCGTTTTCTAACTAAAGGTAAGTTAGATGTAATTCTACCTGCAATCATTATCTAGTTAATCTTCTATAACTATGTAAGGACTCTCTTTCACTTGATACAATAGTTCCACCAGCATCACTATCATATTCAACACCATCTTCTAAAATAGTTTGAAATTCTTTTACATAAGCAGAAGAATAAAACTCAATCATTCTTTCAAATCTATCTTTATCTGCTTCTGGTCTAAATTTAGTTAATGTTGGTAGTAAATATCTTGATAAAAATAAATAGACACCAGCTCTTGTGAACTGATCTAAATTAACTTTTGTATTAACCATTTCAGCAGTATTTAAAACTGTGATGTCTGTATAAATATTGCTTTTATATGCTGGCCACCACTTAATTCTTAATTCTCTTAAAATATCATTTGTGGTTTGAGTTATAAAAAATGCTACTTCTGATGAAGTTGATGATAAACCAAAAGTATAGATGTCCGCTTGATAATTAGATGCATCTCCAGCATTCATAACATTCGCACCAGTAAAGTTAGTCATATCAACCTACCAAAGCTATTAAAACAACTGCAACAATTATAATCCCCATTGTTACTTTAGGATTATCTTTTGCAAGTTTTATATATTCATTTATTTTATCCATTATTTTTTACCCTTTTTCTTTTTAGTTGTTTTAGGTTTTAGTTTAACAATATTTTCTGTTTTTGCAATATTGGTTTTAGCATTTTCTTTTACTAAACTGAAACCTCTAACTTTCCAATGTGATTCGTTTGCTTCATAATTGGCTTTTGCTCTTTTAATAATTTTACTGCCTTTTTTTAAACTTACCATTTCTTCCATATATGTTCTCCTGTTTTATTTATATCCTATGGCGGATTGCTCCGCCATAGAAAAGTGTTATTAGTTGATTACTGATTCTCCAAGTAATTCTACACCATAAGAGTCGTGTAATTCGCCAACACCATAAACTGCTGTTGCTACGATTTCATCTGCTCTTAAAGATGCGTCTCTTTGAGTTTCAATTTTCAGGTCTTGCATCATTGCTAAACCTAAAGCATCTTTGTGGAAAATACCACCTTTACAGTTGTCTGTGTCAGAAGTTCCATCAACATTTGAAGTTTCAAACATTTGAACTCCAGCGATGTTTCCAACATATCCTGTTCTTAATGCTTCGTTAGTTAAGTCATT